AGATTGATTCCACTGGAACTGTCCTTTCAACTGCTATTTCAACCGTTACTAGTACTATTAATCCAAATGGTGAAGGACCAATTCTAACTGATTTGAACTCACAAATTTCAAAGATTGATTCTAATGCAACAGTCCTTTCAACTGCGATTTCTGATTTTCTTTCACACCTTAGTTCAAATTCATCTGGAATTATAGCTGATGATTTTAATAATGAAATGGCAAAAATTCACCCTTCAGCTTCTACACTTTCAGAAGCAATTTCAAATATTCAAAATAAAATTACATCTTCAGGAACAAATGTTCTATCAGATGATTTAGATAAAGAAATTAAAAAATTAAATGCAGGTTCTACAGAATTAAGTATTGCAATTTCTGATGTAACAAGTGTAATGAGAGATTTACTAACAGGTGCAAATGGATCAAGATTTAATATTATTTCATACACAGGGGTTGAAAGTCAAATATTTGGTGCTAATCCTACATTTACACCAGGTGGTGGAATTGTTATTTTGGTTATTGAAGGATTAACATACGTCTTTACTTTTACAGAAATTTCACAGAATGATAATTTTAGTTTTGTAACTGGATATAAGAGTTTAACATTTAAAAATACAGGAAATATTATCTCAGATATTAACGAATTTATAAATCTTTTTAATGATTATCTTGTACTTGGATCAGCTATATGTGGTTCAGATTCTTTATCAAAAGCAAACTTCTTAAGAGATCAATTAAATTCTTCATCTTCAAACATTCAAAGTAGTATATCATCAGTTAAATCTTTAATTGGAGGTAATATATCTTCTAGTATTTTAAGTTTAATTGGGACTCTTCAAAATATTGTAACATTATCACCAACTGAAGTTCTAAAGAATGATTTATTGACACAAATCGGTAAAATTAAATCTGATGGATCAGTTCTTTCAACATCTATCTCAGAAATTGAAAACTCTTTATTGACGACACCAACTGGAATTATAGATACTGATATACAATCTATTAATTCTCTTTTAAATGGAACTTCATTAGGTTTAACAACACAAAGTAGAATTGGTTCACCAATGATGAATTCTTCAAGTAGTAATCTTAAATCTATCATTGGAGGAACATCATCTGACTTATCATCTCAATTGGGAGATCCCGGAGTAAATTCACTAATTTCTAATATTGGAGGTTCAACCACTAGCATCCAAAGTGCGCTTGAAGCTATTTCAAATCAATTAATTAATAGCACATCTTTTTCTTCTTCTTTATCAAGTTCAATCTCAACAATTTCAACAAATTTAGATAACATTATTAGTTCTCTACCTTCAGGTTACTCGTATTTAACAGTCGTATCATCACCGGTGAGTGATGGAGTTGGAGGTATAAATATTACATTCTTATCAGCTGGAACTTATAATTTAGATGCAATTACAATTAGTAATGGGATCTCTAATGGATCAACATTTAGTTTTGTAAATGGAAGTAACAGTCTTGTTCTTTATAACAGAAGTGGTTCAACATTTAGTACACAAGGACAAATGTTGAAATATCTACGAAGTATCTATCCAATTTCTTCTTATTTGTCTACAGATGTTTCGAGTATTGTTAATAGGTCAATTAAGAACTTAATTGGAGGAAGTTCATCTGTAATTCGCACAAGATTGGGTCATGTAGACTCTATAATTTTAGATGATCCAACAGGTGTTATTTTAACAGATCTCTCTACAGTTAGAGGATATATAACATCTAGTCCTAGTTCAAGTATCCAAAGTGATATTGAACAAATTAAGTCTACATTAAATTCAAATTCAGATGTTAGTTCATATACACTTAAAGATATAATTGGAGAACCAACTTCAAACGCTTCAGCTTCTTCTATTGCAAATATAATCTCTAGTGGTTCATCTGATAGTCTATCTTATATAATTGGTGATCCTATATTAGGAGATACAGGTCTATCTGGTTTAATTAATTATAAATCCATAAATAATAATAATGGTGTGTTTACAGAAGGAATTTTTAATCAAATACAAAATGGTGGTACTGATATTACAGGACAAATTCAACAAATTATATATTTATTTGATCCTAGTAATTGGGTAAATCAAAATAGCCCATTAACATTCACATTTTCGTCACCACCAACATCTTTAGCTGATATTATTAATGCAGCATCTATTAATCTTCCTGGATAAAAATTAGGTGGTAAAAATTTTTTATATAAGGAAGAATTATTTTTTAATCAAGTACCAAAACAATCTAAATAGTTATTTAGATTTCGTTTTTTATAAACTTTCATCTTTTCAGAATTGTATTTTATAAAAAACACTGCTAAAAATTATCTAAAAAATTATCAAATAACAAGGTTTATTAAAAAATGAAAAACTGAAATATTATATATGAAATTCTAAACCTTTAAAAATGAGCGGAACATTAGATATTTATCTAAATTCTATACCGAATCCACCTAATATATATCCTCACCAAAAGGATGCAATTGAGTGGATGTATAATCAATGGAATGAAAAAGAACCTATTCTTTTAGGTGATGCACCAGGGATGGGAAAGACAATTGATGTTTGTATGTTACTTGAATTAGTAAAAGCAAAAAAAGCTTTACTAGTAGTTCCAACCTCTACTATATATCAGTGGATTAGAGCATTATTAACATATTCAAAAAGTTACTATGTATATACAAATAATAATCATCAACTTAGACAAACTATTCTTTCACCAGAAGGTTATATTATTCACAGTGGATTTGCTGACATGAATATTTTAAACAATGATGATGGAATTTGTAAAGTAACTGTTTGTAATTACCATTCTGTTGTCCCTTTTCCTGGTATTTCTGATCGAAATGGTGTAAAAGCATCAAAATATGAAGTTTCACAACCATTAGATCAACATATTCCAGAACTAACTCCATTTAATAATATACATTGGGATATTGTTGTAGGTGATGAGATACATAAAATTAGAAATGGTGTTAATACAAAACTTGATCCTGGAGAAGCTAGAGGAAAAATGCTTATGTATCACAGGTTGATGAGACTTCAAATGAATCCAGTTCACTCAATAAGAGTTGGTTTAACGGGAACTCCAGTTCAGAACAGATATTCTGATGTTATTTCTATACTTTCTTGGATGGGTCTTAAAATGCCACCAAGAATTAGTATTGATAATACTAAGCAATTTCTTGCTAAATATATGTTTAGAAGAACTGAAGATAATCTACATCCTGCTTTAAGATCTCTTATTTTCTTCCCCGAAGTAGCACCTATTGAACATGATATAGATGTAATTTATGAATCACAAGCAGAGGCTGATGTATATAGAATAGTAGCTGGTGCAATGACTGGAGAATCTGTTCCCGGTGGTAATCAAAATCCTTATAGTAGGGTTCAATGTGAAGAAAATCCATTAGTAAAAACAACATATTTAAGACTTTTGTCTGCCGATATCAATCTATTTATAAAATCTCATAATAAAAGATATAAAGGAATATTACTACCAGAATGGAGAGGCACAACATCAAAGCTGTCAATGATAACACAAAAAATAGAAGATCTTGGAAGAGAAAATGAAAGTGTTATTGTTTTTGTTCATTTTAAGGAGGAAAGAGATGCTATTAAGGAGAAAGTTTGGCAGAGGAGTCAATCTTATGGAATGGGTCCTTCAATGGGATTCTACACATTTGATATTGATGGTGATGTTAAACCTGAAGATCGTGATACTGTTCTTTTCCAAACCAAAAAATTGATTAGTGAAGGTAGAAGATGTATTGTTTATGCTACCATGCAATCTTCCGCTGAAGGACTTAACATGCAACATTTTTGTAAAGTAATTATTGCAACTACTGATTGGAATCCTGCTAATGAATTGCAAGCAATTAAAAGAACTCACCGTATTGGACAAAAAAGAGTTGTTGAAGTTTTTCGATATATTCACAGATATGTCATTGATGCTGAAAATAAAATCCACATCGATGTTAGAGTTGAAGATAAGAAAAAAATGAAAAAGGCGAAATCGGATGAACTTATTACTGGTTCTTTTAATGCTGCAAGAAAATGGCCTATTAGGGCAATGCAAGATTTCGACAATGAAGCATGTGTTCATTTTGATGATATTTATAACCAAAGTATAGAAGATGCTATAAATTCATTCAGTGGATTAAATATAGACGATAAAGATAAGAAACCTGATATTCCATATTTTGAGACATTGATAGGAGGCTCTGGAAAGAGAGTATATAAGGAAAACGATACCGGAAAATTAGTTGATTCTTTTTATCAAAAAGCTGGTCAATCATCTGGAATTACTGGAATGTCTACTCAACAACAATTAAATTCAAAAATTCAAAACCCTTTTGGTTCTCCTCAAATTTTTAATCCAAGTTCTACATTTAATATGAGTGAAGGAAAAGTATTAGGATCAGGCTCTGAACAAGAATCTAATCATATTTTTTCACAATCTTCTTTTAGTTTAAATCAAAGTAAAGGTCCATTTAGTTCTTCAGATGATAATGTAAATGGTAAAGAAAGTAGTATAAGTGAATTTATTAAATATCTCGATCCTCAATTTGCAAGTTCTAAACCAAATGCTAATGAAAGAGTTTCAAGAGTAATACCATCTTCAATTCTAAATTCTACTTCTACTTCTACTTCAAATCTTTCAAAAGAAGAATTACGACAAAAAAGATTGTCAATTTACAAGTAAATATTTATGTCGATGTAATTTTTGTATATAATTATAAATATTCATAAAAAGTATTTTCCATAATATTAATTTAGATTAGATAATCTAAAAAATAAAAATAATAACTATAAAAATTATAAAATGCAAGATTTATTCAAACTTATATTTTTATTTTGTATATTATCAGTTCAATCTTTTAGGATTATGAATATAAAAAAAGTATTACAAAGGATTAAAAGTTTACCTGATGCACATGAAACTTTACAATTAGCTTTTTCTTATCTTGATGGTATGGGTGTAAATCGTAATTTATCAAAATCTTTTGAAACTTTTAAGTTAATATCAGATGAGAATGATGTTGCACAGAACTATATGGGGTATTTTTATGAAAAAGGAATTCATGTAGATCAAAATCATTCTTTGGCCTTTTACTGGTATAATATGTCAGCTAATCAAAATAACAAATTAGCTAAAAATAATGTTGGCCGTTGTTATGAAGATGGAATTGGTGTATCACAGAATTTAACTGAAGCATTTAAGTGGTACGATCAATCAGATATTTTATATCCAACTGGTGAGTATACAGGTAAAAGAGCTGGCATATTAGATATAATTATTATTAGTATTATATATAAAATATTTTATGGATCATTCATATTAGATATAATTATTATTAGTATTATATATAAAATATTTTATGGATGATTCCGTTGAAATGAATAAATATCACGATTGGTGAATAAAAATAAAATTTTATTTTTATTATATGCAGCTATAAAGAATTAGTTATAATTCAATTAGAAAAGTTATTTTGAATAAGTCATTGACTCAATTAGATTAAAAGACATAAGATCAATAGGTTTTCCATTTGAATAATATTCAATTCTTGTGACCTTGTATTTACAAAACTCTTTAGTTTTCATCACATTCTTCATGTACTATTTCTATAGATTTATTATAATAAGAAGTAGTTTCAATAAAGAAATAAAATAAAGACTTCTTGATAAAAAAGCATTATTCAACTGAAAGACCAAATGTTTGCATAAATGAAATCTCTTCATTTTCATTAAAATTAAAGTCTAAAATTTCATCAGTAAAATTATACTTTTTATATTCACAATCTTCAACTGTAATTGCTTCTGATCTTTCATTTTCTGGAGTTTTTAAGTTTTTGGGTTTTTTAATTTTTGTAGTTTGCGGTCTCTTTTTTAGAAAAAAATTTCTCCAAAAAACATCGCCTATAGCTATGGGGAGACCCTATTTTTGACCCCCGAAGTAGTAGGTCTCACTGCACTCAGGACGCCTTGAAAACATGCGTGAAGGCCTAAAAATAAAATTTTGGACCCTATTTTTGACATTTTTCATTAAAAATTTTTTAACAAATTAAAATTTTAAATTTATAAACAATATCTATCCCTATGATCAAGCTCTTCATATTTTCTAATTGTTTGTTTATATATATTTCCCATATTAATAAATATCTTCTCTTCAAATTGTGAATTATTAAAATTATATCTAATTATTAATTCTATTTCCTCATTAATTTGCCATATAACATTAATGTCATATCTAATATAATTTTCATCAAACGTTGAAAAACCTATCTCAACATTATCGATAAAAACTTCAACATTATCTATCTCATTTTCATAATCAATAAAATTTAAGTGTAATTCTATCCATGTAATAAGTGTTATCATTTATATCTAAAAATACAAAGTATTTTTAATTTTTGATAATAATTGTTAATCATACTTTTAAAATTATTAGCAAAGATTAAAGCAATCAATTTCCTTTTCAATTCGAAAATAAGGTTGATAATTAAGTCCCATTCTTAAAGAAAAGTTTTTTTCAAAGTATTTGGAACAATAAGAAACACTATTACTAGTACTGTATGATAATATAATATCTAATTGTGTACCTATTTCATATAAAACAATAATTTCATATTCATAACAATTGGGTGATAAATTAATTTCTTTTATACTATACGCGCCTAATGTTAATTTAATATCATCTATTATTAAACCATCAGTATTAATAAAATTACAAGATATAAAAATATTAGTAACAAGTTGCATTTATTATTTTAATTAAAATAATATTTTCAGTTTATGTGAATTGAGTGTTTAGTTTCTTAAATAATGATTTTAAAGCTAATTAATAGAATTGGATATTTTTACAACTGCTACTGCAATGTCTTTTAATGACTTATTTGTTTCTTCCATAAATATTATTCTTGCATTCATCTCAATATAAACAAGATATATAAGGAAAATAAAGAAAATAACTGCTACAAAAATATAAATTGACACTGGATCTAACATTTTTAAAATAAAACTAATTTTTATTTTTATTTTATGAATTAGATTTCTAAAAATATCTTTTTGTAATCTTATAAAATGCTAATCCAATTTACAATCATGTGGATTATAATAATATTTACTCTAATATTACTTGTATATGCAATATCATTACAGTATCAATATAGTTTAATAACAAGTTATCCTATACCTCAATGTTATAATGATTACTTGTGTATGCAAGTAGTTAATGGTGAAGTTGTTGAAGTTAATATGTCACAACAAACAATTTTTAACAGTAGTAGCGCACAACAAATGTGTGCATTACTAACATCAGATAATATATGCAGTTTTACATATACAAATCAAGATGGACAACAAGTCACAGAAATGCCCGGTACTTACATAAATACATGGGCTGATGTTTCTGGATGTTCATCTAGTAATAATTATGAAGGATGTCCTTTTTATTCTATTGGTGATATTTATTGGAGAGCTTGTTACAATGGATTTACAGGTAATCAATATAATGATTATGATAGAACATATTTTAGTACTGGTATAAATTCTGAAAATTGCAGTTAATGAATTTTTTTTATTTTTTATATATAAAAATGACAGAGTATAGTTTACAAAAAGCTAATATAAATTTAGTAAGATTTTCTACAAATACACGTAAATTAATTAAGTTAACAAGTGATATTACTAGACTATTAGCATCAAAAGGTGGTGTACTTGAAGAAAAATATAAAGAAATTCCTGGTCTTTTAGAAGGAGGATTGGAATATTATGATCTTTTTGATGATAAACAAAAAACTATATTTCTAATTGAATTTTTAAAAAAATCTTTGTCCGTTTGGGACAAAATAAAATCTAAGGATATGAGCATTCTGAGTGAAAATCTTTCAATTGTTCTTCCAGACAATCCATATATTAATATTATACAGTATGCATTTGGTGGAGGTTTAGATTCAGATGGAACGGTATATGTTGATGATGATAAAGTTTCAAATGTGTGGCTTGGTATTACTGGGTTAATACATACTGGTCTTAAATTCGTGATCTACAGTAGACATAATGAATTATATGAAAAAATAATGTCTATGGATCCTGTTTCATTTTGGGGATTGAGACTTGATTAATCAAATTTTTATGATCCAATTATATGTAGAAATCTACATATAAAAAATAATATATAACTAAATTAATTTTAGACTTATCAATAGTATCTTTATTATCTCATATGACCAAAAAAGATTTAACAAATAAAATGACCCAATGATAGAATAAAAGATATTCTTAGTATTTGTTTTGCTTATTATTCTAAATACTTCTATATCGAGAATAAAATCAACTAAAAATTGATAAATTCGGAAGTAAAAGAAAGTAATCATAAACAATATCTTTAATATATTTGGTAATAATCCTTTTGTTTTTGTTTTCTTTAAAAATCCTAAAATCTGTAGAGGAATAGTTGAAAATTCAGCTCTGAACATTTTAAGTGCAATATATAAATAATCATCAATTTCAATATTCTCAATTATCCCGTATGCTATAAAAGAAAGAATTATCAAATGATGAATCATCATACTAGTTTTTTGACTGTATAAATCTATTAGCATATATATTCCAAATAAGTTACTTACAAAAATCTTATCTATACTATTTGGATTAAAAATAATTTTAAATGTTGCATATAAAGATATCCCAAAACTTAAAATCTTAAAAAGATCTTTGATATTTAATGTAGAGTTTAAAAAATAAGAAAGAGGGCTAAAAATGATTGATTTAGCATTAAAATAACATGTACTAATATTAAGGGACACCATTTTATAAAAATGATTTTATTTTTAATTAAACATTTAAAATGTTGTTTAAGGGTATGTATTTTTATATTAGCGAAAATAAACTATACTGTAGTGGTGTAGGAGTTGTTAAATATGATGATAAACTGATAGGAATATTTGGAAATGAGCATATAGATTCTTGTGTTAAAGAATTATCTCCATCAAGTGAAGATATTGGTGTTTTGGATACGAGAGATATTAAACACGGATTAAGTGTAAAAATTAGCTCATATTTGTCGTTGTCAATTTTAGCATTAACTTTAGGTGTTGTAACTCTATTGCGAAAATCAAAAAAATAATGATTAATAAAAAATATTTGTATAATTATACAAATATTTTTAAGAAGAATTTAAGTTTTTAATAAGAATTAAACTTTTGGAACCCATATCTTAAACTTTTCAATAAAAAGATTAGTATCTGTCTTAATAGAGTCTGTAATTTTGGTCGAATGCTCAATTTTCTTTTCAATTCTGTGACAAAACATAACAAAACTGCGAATATCATCAAAAAGTTCTTTTCTTGTTTTTTCGCAATTTTCAAGACTAACTATGTCTCTTCTTTGTTTAAAAGTTAAAATGTTTTCATTCAATGTTATCATAGATTGAATGAAATTAGATCTTGCTAATGAAGCTGCATTTTGAAAGTTTTGTTCTTGTGTATAAAGTTCTACAAGTTTAGGTCCACATGAATTAATTCTTTTAACTGAATCGTCTAATGAAGCAATGTTATACTTAGTGAAATTGTCATCTGCTTTTTTAAGAAGATCTTTAACATAAACTTCATTAGTGTTCTCAAGATCTTCGAATTGAATAACAGGTATTGAAATAACACCATTCGTTTCTAAAATTGATCTTTCTGATTCGAGTGAAGAAATCAAATACTGAGTCTTCTTAATAACTCCATCTTGTTCCTTTGACACAACAAGTTCATCACTATCTTGACTAAAAAGTCCACAAGTTCCCAGACTTTTACATTCCGATTCAATAATCTTTTTACTTAAATTCAATTCACTACCTGTATGTTGTTCGATAACATGTCCGTCATTTAAATATAATGCTATACCAGACTTGTTTTTCTTTTCAACAATAACATGACTTCCATTTTTTTGAATACCGTGTATGAAAATTGTGTTTGCGTCTTTATCGTTAAAAAACTTTTGAAAAGTGATTCCGTATTTCATCATGGCTTCTTTTTCTAATTCAACTGGATTTTCGACTTTAATAACTTTAACTTTTTCAGCTCCAGTTTCTAAAGAAAGAATGTCATTAACACTAACATTAGATACATTTGAAGATGTACTTCTACTACCTGAAGTTCTTAATCGAGAATTTGATTCTCTTAATTGAGCTACTTTCTGTGACAATGAAGTTGTAGAAATACCACTATTACTTTTAGGTGACATACTTTCGACATTTTCACTCTTTGAAAGGTTTCTTAAAGAATTAATTTTCTCAACAATTGATTGAGATTTATATGATTCTTTTTGATTTTTATCCTGTGAACTATCAGTTTCTAAAGGCTCCAAGTTATTAAAAAGAACCGGTTTAATATTTGACATAAATGATGAACCTTCACCTGTTAAATTTGAAGATCGGGAGTTTAATCTATTATTTCTACTGCTAAATTGAGGAGAGACAGATCTTTTTGAGCTTTTAAATGACCCTTCAGTTTCAAGGTCATCCTCCTTAAGAGTATCCATTACGAATTTACTTTCGGCTATTAAATTTGATTGTTTATTAGTTTCACTGTTTTGAAAAGATCCAACTCTGGCTGAATTTATCTTTTTTGAACTTTCCGAAAGTACGCCTAGTCTTTGATTAGCTAAACTTTCAGGACTTAAAATTTTTTCTTGCCCGTCTCTTTGTGAAGAGACCTTTGAAGCTTCCTTTAGTCTTTCATAAGTAGAAAGGTGAGGGGTTTCATTTGTATACGGAAGAAAATTATTATTTGAATTCAGTTCAGAATTTGAAAACCCAGACTTAAAATTGGATAGTTTTTCTCTTGCAGATTCAGAAACTTTTAAAGCAGATGTTGATTTTTGAAGCTCTTTGAGTCTTGATTCAACATTCATTGAATTAACTTGAAAAGAATTATTGTCTGGTGATGATAATCTTTCTGGTGTTTTGATGAATTGATCTTGTGTATATAATGAATTTGAAGTAATATATTGTTGTGGCATATAATTACTTTGTGTGGAATTAGAGTTTTCATTAAAAATAGAACTACCGACTAATGATGAACTTTCAGGGAAAAGACTATTATTTGATGATTGTGTAGTTCTGGATGAAAAAAGTTTTCCCTGTTGAGCTGATGGTTCAAAACTATTTTGACGATTTAAAGAAGAATTATCAGTCATTCTCTCCGAATTATTTCCACCTGCAACAGTTGCGGTGAAACCATTACGATTGGATCCTAACATTCCTGAAGAATTAGAAGCTTTTAAAATACTTGCTATTGTGTTTTTTTGAGAACTGATAGTATTCATTTTTATAAAAAATAAAAATCATAAAAATCATTTTCGCAAATAATGGTCTGATTTTTAAAAATAAACATTACAAATTCAACTCATATGAGAACTTTACATAAAATGATTTTATTTTTATTAAAAAGAATAAAAATGAACGCTTTAGTTCCTTATATATTCTTTTTATATATGTTTGTAGGATCATGGATTCTATTAATGAATTATAAAAAAATTCTCAATTTCTCAAAAACTGAGAGATCTTGTTGTGCCTTTATATGTACATCATTAGCAATTTTCTCATTTATTGGAGCTGCAACTATATACCATCTAGAAAATTTGGATAGTAATTTTAAAGAGTTAATAAAAGATGTCTGTTGATAGTTTAATTTATATATAGATTTTTTAATCTATATTTATATTTTTAATCTATATTTGTGATCTCTCAAATAAATTTATAAATAAATTTTACGCAATATAACTATTATTTTGATCAACTTGAACATTAAATGTATCTGCAATATCAATTAATTTTTTAGAGATTTTATTATAATTTAACCAAGATTCATGTTCTGGTAATAACTGTACTTGTAACAATGACTTGAAATTATCTGGAAGTTGATCAGATGAATTATTAACACCAATTCTAATAAATCCAATGCAAGTCTTAACTCCAGCATTATCTTCAAAAACTAAACCAGAACCATTTGGGTCAGTTGTAAAATAATATTGAGAAGATCCTAAACTTCTGGAAAAATATTGGGGCTCTGTAGTATTATTTATTGACATGTTAGAGAATTGATTTACAAAAGATTCTGTTTTCTGTAAATCATTTACTTGAGGTAGAAAGTTATTTGGAAAAACTTGATTTTGACCCTGTGAATATTGTGGAGGGTAAGAATTAAACTGAAATTCAGAGTTATTATTTAATTCTATTTTTTGAGGACCAGAAAGTGTTTGTGTAGTGCTAGATGGAATAATATATGGATTTAAAGAATTATGTTGTTCTAAATTGGAAATTTGACTTCCATCAGATTTTCCTAATCCAGGAATTTGATTTAGACTAGGTGGTTGATTTCCATTAGATTGTCCATCAAAGTTAGAAATTTGATTTCCATCAAAGTTAGAAAATTGATTTCCATTAGATTGTCCATCAAAGTTAGAAATTTGATTTAGACTAGGTGGTTGACTTCCATTAAATTGTCCTAATCCAGGAATTTGATTTAGACTAGGTGCTTGACTTCCATTAAATTGTCCTAATCCAGGAATTTGAAATTGATTTCCATTAAAGCTAGGTGGT